GTCGCGTGGGAGGTCGCGCGATACGATTGACAGTCCCATGGATTCCGCGCTCCGATGAAGGTCCGCAACGGTCTTGTTATCCACATTCCTCTCTTCCGAAAGTATTGTTTTTCGAGAAGTACTTTTTGCTGTTTGTCAAGTTCCGCTTGACAGTTGGAGTGTCGTATGTGATATTTGAATCAGCTCATCTACATGTTGTAGAAGGAGTCTTCGGAGTCGTCCTTAACGGGCGGCTCTAGTTTTTTTATTGGATTTTTGTGCTGAATCTGGAGTTATATTCCTTTTCCAGCTTGTCTATGCTCCATTGGCGGTTTACGTAGTACGCGGTTATGAGTACCCAGTAATCCCTTCGTTCTCCTAGAACAACGAGATATTGTTGGTTTGGAAGATATATCTTCACTCGATCCTTGTTCTTGTCGTTTTTTCTCCATACCCAGGGCCGCGTGCATTGGGTGTATTCGCATATTTCGCAGAACGGATGATGCTCCACTACCGGTCTGGGCCAGCTGATGCGTTCGCTGCGTTCGGCATCCGGAAGCCGTGAGCCGGAGTTGTCTTGATTGCATGTGGTCAGATGCATGAAGGCTTCCGGATAGATTCCGTCGTAGGGCATTCTTTTGTAGTGTACGGGTTTCCCGTCGTATTGGAAGGACTCTCTGAATTCGTTCTGGAATACATGGAACAGTCGTTGCTCATACTGCTCCCATGTCTCTCCGTGCTCTTGATTCCAAGGAATCAATCCGGGCAGCCAATGCGGATTCATCTCGCCCTCCATACGAAATAGTTGAACTTGGTCTCCTTCAGCAGTGTGCTCCGGTCTAGTTTGTATCCCGACCGTTGAATGATTCGTTCGATGATTCGGCGCTTCGCCATGCTCTGATGCTGTTCCGGTAGTTTTCGCTGCGAACGGCATACTGCGCCGATGAGTATGTCGGTGAGCTGCATGATCTGTACTTCGTCGGAACGTATCGGCTGGATTTTCTGGATGATTCTGTGATCGTAATCGTACATGTTGTTCGAACAGACATCCCATAATTGGCTGACTCGAAAACTCGAGTGTGTGTCTTTGATGTCGACGAACACGTTATAGCTTTGCTTTGGATCGAAGATGACCTTGAGCATCTCGAAGTACATTTTGTAATACCAGGTGTTGTGGTCCTGATTGTATTTCTCGTGGTCAAGTAGATTCTTGTCCGGGATGAGGAGCGCGCGGAACGATATGTCATCGTCATCGAAGAAGTAGTCCACGAGATCCAGATAGAGCGGCAGCATACGGTCTCGTGCCTTTGCCCATTTCACCTCATTCGTGGCGCATATGCCATGTTTCTGCTTGATTTCTTTGATTCTGACGCATATCTCTTTGCGTTTTTCTTTTGGCACGATGACGGCTCCCAGAGCCATGCTGTTCGAATCATCATGCTCAAGGTGACATGTCTCATCGCAATACAGGTTGTATTCGGTCATTCGTGTTCCTTTCAATCCATCAATCGTCCGGCGTTTCGGCTTCGAGGCGTGCGTTCGGATCCGTGTTTGCGGCCACGTCATAGTCTTCGGGGTGCGCGGCGATACGGTCGATGAGATCATCGGTGATCCGGGATTCGCGCTCGCGGGCCTCGTAGGCTCGTGCGGCATCGCTGCCCAGGGCGCGGGTGTAGATGTCGAGGCTGGTGAGCCCGAATGTGAAGGCGATGTGCTCCACGTCGGACGTGTTCAACGGCGCCTCATAGCGCATGCGTTTGTACCAGTAATTGTTGCTCAATCCGCTGGAATCGAAGAATTCATCTATCGTAATGCCGCTATTTTTCAACAGTTGCCGACATACATCGATGATTCTTTTGCTGTCTTCGGTGACTTCGTTTTTAGATCCTCGTGCCATGCCTGAAGTCTATCTAAATAAGTAGATTTTGTAAAGAACCTATATAGGTAGATACATTGAATCACCTAAATAGGTAGATTGAGAGTTGTCGCAAGGGAACGGACCAACCAGAAAGGAGCGGCAACCAATGAGCGAAACGGAAACCATCGCACGAAACCTCAGCGGCGAACTCGCACGACACCGCAAGACGCAGGCCGCACTCGCCAAGGAGCTTGGTGTGAGTGAGCAAAACATTAGTAAGCGATTGCAGGGCGAGGGTTCATTCACTACCGAACAACTCGAGAAAGCCGCCGGAATGCTCGGCATGAGCCTCTACCAGCTCATGATCAAGCTCCTCCAACCAATCGACGGCATCAAACAGATCAAGCCGTGAGCAGCGCTCGCCGACGCATGAATCGAAAGGAGACCCCGAAATGAACATCAATATTCCGGTCGAAGATTCGAAAAGGCCATTGGATTGTCCGCTATGCGGCGGCATTCCGGAAATCCGTGTGTCGAAAACAGCTTATTCGGGTAACAACAGGATGGATTACTTCGTCGTATCCTGCTCGAATGGGCATGGTCCTGCAGAGGAAGGCGTATCGCAGGAGTTCATGCTGAAACGGTGGGACGCCTGGGCGACCAGAATCACGTCGATTCTCTCGTCACCGATTCACCCGTGCCCGACGTGCGGCCGCATGCCACACGTCAAGGCAAACGACTTGGGCCTCAAGCTTGACTGCGAATGCAGAGCAAGCTCGAATCCTGTTTCGGATCCGGTTGCCGCCATCGAACTCTGGGAGCGGAACATCGAAAAACGAAAGCGTCTAAATGCCGATGCCGAGTTTCTGAACGGGATCATCTCTCGGTCGTCGGCGTCGGATGCAACGGTTCCGGTGGCTCCTCGATCTCGTCAGTGCGATTCCGAAGCTCGTACCGTTCCAGCCGGCCAATCAGCTGCCGCCAAAGGGGAATCCGAATCGCCTTATACCCACTGGCCGGCCACAGATTCTCACCGGAGACACGTCCCACATGACATCGGAGACGCTTCTTCCACCAGCGGAGCCAAGGAATCGAGGGGAAACGGTCATGCGTGACCACGATGATCGAATCCGCATCGGAGTGATGCATCTGCAATACGACGGACTCGCCCGGGGCGATGGATGGCATGGAACTTTCCCAGTGACGTAAGTCGTTGCCATGCGAAGGCTTGAGTTCCACCGCGACAACGCAGCCGGAGCCGACGAACCGGACGTCAATGGCTGGCGCTGTGCCGATGTTCTCCAAGGTCAGTGGCTCGCCATACAGATCGCGATTACCAGACAGATGCTCCGGCAGCACAACTTCACGCCGTGTAAGCACAAGATTCGGCCGGTTCCTGTCGAAATAGCGCAACAGCAGCGTGACCGCCGTGGACGTTACGACGCTCGCCGGTACCACCGAGGACCAATCAATACCGGTAACCCAACTCATATTTCACCAATCATCACGGAAGAACACATGAGAACGATTCTAAGGAGAATCACATGAACAACGAAATACAGAAGTTCGATTTCAAGGGCGCGGCATTGCGTACCTTGACCGACGAGGCGGGGGAGCCCTGGTTCGTGCTCAAAGATTGTATGAGCATCCTTGACCTTGGCAATCCAACTGAGACCGTCAAAATGTTTGATAAGGATGAGTTCAGTACTACTGAAGTCATCGATTCGATTGGTCGCCGGCAGCAGACGTATATCATCAGCGAACCTGGTCTTTACCGTCTTGTGATGAAGTCTCGGAAGCCGGAGGCCAAGGAGTTCCAGCGTTGGGTGACGCATGAGGTGCTGCCGTCCATCCGCAAGCACGGCGGCTATATGGCCGGCCAGGAACGGATGACACCGGAACAGATGGCGTTGGCCAGCATGCGATGGCTGCAATCCAAGGTCGACGAACAAGCCAAACAGCTCAAAGCCCAGGAAGGCAAGGTCCTGTTCGCCAACGCGGTCGAAACCGCGAGGACGTCCATCCTTGTGGGCGATTTCGCGAAGATCCTGAAAAGCAACGGCATCGACATCGGCCCACGGCGCCTGTTCGCCTGGCTCCGCGAGCATGGATGGCTCATCAAGGCCAAGGGCTCCAGTTGGAACATGCCCACACAGAAGGCGATGGACCTTCACCTGTTCGAGGTCAAGGAGACGGCCATCAGCCACTCGGACGGGCACACCACGATCAACAAGACGCCGAAGATGACCGGCAAGGGACAGACGTATTTCGCCAAACTGTTCCTCGCGAAACCAACACAGGAAGCGGGTGCGTGATGGGGATCGATAACTCTCTTGTGCCGTGCCGCGTCGACAAGCCGAATCCGTTCGAGGCACTGTTCGCGCTGATCTACATGGGTGTCGGAGCGGTCTGCCTGATTGTCGGCCTCCGCCGGATGGAACGTTGGGAGATCCTTTTCGGATTCGCGATGCTGATGGTCGCCTCGCAGGCATCCAACAGGTTTCTCGCACGCAAGCGGCTCTACGAGGACTGCTTGGTGTTCTGCAAGCCGTCGGAAGTCACCCAGGAAGCTGAAGGAAAGATGCCCCGGACGCGACAAGCTGACGGGCACCCTCGGAAAGAAGCGCTGAAATGAACGGTTTCGCTATCTTGCTCTTCAGGTTCTCCCATACAGTGGGCTTCCCGGTTTGCGATTCCGCCATGTACAGCACTCCGAACAGGGCCTGCAGGGAGACCTTCAGGTCGAACTCTTTCCCGGCCGCGTATTCGTCGAGGTTGCGTCTCGCTTCGGAGATGAGGTCCAGTACGTACACTCGCAGCGATGTCGGCAGACTGTCGTCCTCTCGGACCGCCTTCAACGCCTCGTCCAGGAACTCGGAGATTGTCTTGCGTTCCTCTTCGGCGATGGAGATCGGTAGCGATGGCGATTTGTCGGCGATGATCTCCAATGCCTGCGCCTCGGCCGCATCCAGAGGGACATCCCGTTGCTGGGAAGTCGAGAAACCGACCCAGTATCCGTTTCCCGAAGAATTTGTGTACGACTCCCACAGTTTCTGCCATATCTGCGGCATGACGCTTTTCGTCGTGCCCAACCGTCTGACATTCATCTTGATCAGATTGTCCAAGCACGTTTCGGCGTCATGCATCCTGCTGAACGATGTGGATATCCCATCGTCGAATCCATCGTCCCTTTCCTCGATCTTGAAGAACTGCAGCATGTACTCGGCTGGGTTCATTGATTCTTCTCCTAACTGTTCGGCCCGCACGTCGCATATGTGGGATGACACCGATTTTAGGAGGGGGCTGGGCGGTTCTCCTAACGCCGCCCGGCATTACACACGCAAAGGAGGCGCGTGATGGAAGACGATACGACGTTCGCTGCGCTCGCTGAGGTCCTGAAACCGATGAACACGACGAAGGACATCGCGGACCGTTGCGGCATCAAGGAAGGCACCCTGGCGTACTGGCGTGGTGCGGGAATCGGCCCGAAGTTCGTAAAGGTAGGACGGACCGTCATGTATCCGAAGGAGCAGATGATCGCCTACTTCAAGGAACACCTCTACCAGAGCACATGTGAATACGAGGGAAAGGAGTCGGCATGAAAACGATTCGCAAGGCCTGCGTGCAGGCAGTGTTCGACGAGTTCGAGACCCAGGGCGAAATAGTCCACCAATTCAACGGTGATGCGGAGGCCATGAGGCAGCTCGGCCACATCGTCGGCTACGTCGACCTTGACGTCACCGGAATAGTGGACCTCATCGTCGACACGATCAACGAGGAGCTGTGATGGCACTCAGGAGAATCGACGCGGAAACGTTGCTGACGCCACCCGAACCGCCGAAGGCGAGCATCGTCATGCTCGGCATGAGCGGATACGCGGTTCGCATCAGTCCGAAAGGCGGGGCCCAACTCGTGGAACTCCTGCCCGACGGCGCCTGCACGCTCGCATCCATCACCGCGGGCGAGCTTGAGACATTCGACTACCAACTCCACAACGAAACGGGATGCACCAGATGACCGACAACGATTTCCGTATCGAGGACCGGAAGGAACGTGAGGCGAAACGGCCGAACTATCCGCTGCGCAGGGTCAAGTTCCTGCTCGCGGTCGTCGGCCTCGTCGCCAGCGTGACGCTCATGCTCACCTGGCATGGCGGGAGCCTTGCGGGCGCGCTTGTGGTCGAGGGCGTGTATCTCGCCACCGCGTTGTGGCTGACCGTCAAATTCGCACCCAAATACGACGGAAAGGACGACAATCATGCCTAGCGGAGCCAACAGCCTCCAACTCCACATGAAGTACGCTCCGGTCAACCGCGGCAGCATCCACTACGGCGCATCCCGAAGCCACGGCCACCACACTTCGCCGAAGACATGGAGCCAGGAGACCGGCATCGACCTCGACCGGCTCCTCCACGACGAACGCGAGTACATCACGCGGATGAGACGCCGCACCCGGCGTGACATCGACGTGAAACCACGCATCCAACGCGTGTACGAGACGATCATCGCACTGCAGATGGAAGGAGCGACGCCCAGCAGCCACAAGGTGGCCTCACGGCTCAACATCCCCCGGAGCACCGTGATGGGCGACGTGCACAGGCTCGCCGACATGGGATTGCTCGTCAACGCGCGGACCCGACGCGGAGGCTTCCTCGCCACCGGCAGAACACCCGATTGGAGTGACCTGGATTGAGTCTCGAAACATTAAGCCTGCCGGAATGGCCAATGGTGTGCGAACTCACCGTGCCTGGCGACCCGCAGTCGAAAGGCCGTCCACGCGTCTACCAGGGACACGGCATCACCCCGACGCGGACGCGGGAAGCCGAGAACCGCGTGTACACGGAATGGCGCAACCAGTATCCCCGCCTGCCACCCTACGAAGGGCCAGTCTGCCTGACGCTCACATTCTGGACGGCAACACGGCGCGGACGCGACTGGGACAATCTGGCGAAACTGTTCACCGACGCGTTGAACGGCGTCGCCTACCGGGACGACCGGCAGATCATCGAAGCCAGCGTGCACGTGCACCGTCCCGACCAGTACGTGCTTGGCGCGCACGGCAGGCCACGCAAACGGAAAAGCGGCGACCCGCTCACATGGCACGGCCAGCCATACACGCCATGCACGAGGGCCAGCATCTACTTCAAACAGGAATACATACCCAGATAGGAGAAAACACCATGAAAAACACCAGTGAATACGTTGTGCAGACCCTCATCGACGACGAGGACATGAGCGCCGACCTCGCGAGCCTCTACCCGGCGGCCAGCAAAATCGGCGACGCAGCCGCGGCATTCATCGACAAAGCGGACCAGACCATCGAAAAGAAGGGTCTGATGGGCACGCCTGCCGGAACTGTCGCGAAATGCATCGACATTTGCCAGAACGTCGTCAAGGAAGGCGCGGCCATCAGCCGGCTCCTACGCAATCCAAGGACCTGCGACACCGTGATCGTCAGCCGACGGTGCAAGGAAACGAATCCCGCCACCGAAGACGACGGCATGACGCAATCGACAGTGGAGGACGTGGCATGAGCAAGCAGAGGGGACACATGCCGTACTGCCGCACGTGCGGACCATTGGGGCCGGCCATGCGAACCACGCCCGCGTTCGACGTCGTGGAAACGCATCGACGCTCCTACCCGCACCACCAGACCAGCGTCATCCCCACCAAAACCAGCATCATCGTGAAAGGAACAAGCAAATGAGCGCGCAGAACCTCGAAACATTGGCCAAACGGTACGTGGAACTGAAAAGCCGCATCGCCGACCTGCAGGAAGAAGCCGACGGATTGAAAGCCGAACTCATGGAGAACCGCGAGCCCGGCGAATACGCGGCCGGACCATTGACCGTGAAAATCAAGAAAGGCAAACGCAACCTCGACGCCGGCGCATTCGAAAAACACTTCCCCATCCAACAGTACGCGGACTGCTACCAGATCAAACCCAAAGCATTGTCCGCGATCATCAAACAGGTCGGCGAAAACGCTTTGCAGGATTGTGTGAAAGTCGGCGCGGCAAGCCTGGTGGTCGAATGATGGGCGACAAGATCACCAGACAACACTTCAACCACGCATTGAACAACGCGCTGGACGCCTACGACAAGTCCTTAAGCGAGAACGTGTATCTCCTCGACGCGGACGACCTCGGCGCTTTTGCCGACATCCTGTACCGCTACCTATTCGACGTGAAATGCGAGGCATGAAAATGGCCAGCGAACTCGACCTTGAAGCCGTCATGGCCGCAAACCAGACCGCACCAGGAAAGATGCAAGCGTCCACGGCGGAGTCGGAGGAGTGGACGGAAATCCGCGGCATCATCGAAGACCACATCACCAACCAGCCAAGAAGCCTGCAAAAGGAGATCGGACCATCGGAGCTCGGCACCGACTGCCTCCACTGCCTCGCCGCCAGACTCGCCGGATGGGAGAAACGCCAGTCGGCCGCATGGCTGCCATTCATCGGCACATGCGTCCACGAACGATTCGAACACCTGTTCAACAGTCGCAAGGACGAATTCACCGTCCCGGACGACGATGGGGGAGAACCATGGGCCGTGAAACGCTTCGAGGCCGAAAGACACGTCGACGTGGGCGAAATCCACGGACTCCACGGCCATCAGCGCATCCACGGCAGCATCGACCTGTACGACGCGGAAAACAACACGACCATCGACTGGAAAATCACAGGCCCCACCACAATCCGCAACGTCAAAGCCAACGGGCCAAGCCAACAATATCGCATCCAGGCAAGCCTCTACGGCATCGGATTGGAAAACGACGGCGAACCCTGCAAAAAGAACGCGATCTACTTCCTGCCCAAGAACAGCGTCAGTCTCGCCGACGCACTGCCCGTCGAATTCGCTTTCGACCCGAAACCCGGCAAATGGGCTTTAAGCCGCGCGCAACTCATCGCCAACCTCCTCGACCTCATCGAACAAGAGGACGGACCAAACGTGCGCGACGCGTGGATCCACGCGCTACCCACCAGCCCGACCCACTGCTTCCAATGCGGCACATGGCCGGACGACCAGCTGGGCGACCTCGCCCAACTGAACCAAGACCAATATCCGGCATTGCCGGACAAATGGCGGCAGGCCACAAGCCTGCTGGAATCCACCTACACAAAATAGAAAGGTAAAAAAAGACAATGTTTGGAACGAATAATTACGGTGGCGGATTCACCCAGCAAGGCGGAGCCAGCTACCGGCCACAACAGGCGCAGCAGCAGTCCGCCGAATCATTGAGTCTCGACGACGTGATGCAGGGAGGCGCGCCCAGCGCGTTCAGCAAGGACGATCCGATCGGCACCAGCGTGGAAGGCGAGATCGTGGAAATCCGCGCGGAACAGCAGACCGACTTCACCACCGGCGAACCACTGTATTATCCGAACGGCAAGCCGAAGCCGCAGGTCGTCATCCACCTGCAGACCACGATGACGGATCCCAACCGGATCGGCGACAGCGGCATCCGAGGCGTGTACGTGAAGGGCTACAACATCGGCCAATTGCGTCTCGCATGCCGTCAGGCCGGAGTCGGCGACCATCCGAACGTCGGAGACCACTTGAAGGCCACGTTCGCCCGCACACAGCCCGCGAAGACCCGCGGTTTCAACGACGCGAAAATCTACGACTACATCGTCACGCCGAAAAAGACCGCCGACCTCACCACCGCGATGAACGACCCGCAAGCAGGCATGACGCAACAGCAGCCAGCCCAGCCGGTCCAGCAGGTGACGTTCAGCCAGCCGGCAGGATTGACCGCGCAGGAACGACAGCAGGTCCTCCAGTTGAAATCCTTGGGCAAGACGCCGCAGGAGATCGCCGGGCTCCTCGGCAAAACCGTTGACCAGGTGGTCAACGCTGTCGGAGCAGGCAGCGGACAAGAACCGGAATTCTGATCGTCAAAAAATGGCAAAAGTCCCCTCGCGTCCCCGTGATTGCAGTCATCTGCAAAATAAAACGTCCACGGGGACGCGAGGGGGACATACGAAAGTCCACCCAAAATGACGGAATTTCAACGATATATAGAAAAAGAGACAAAGGGACAAAGGTTTTTATATATATGTCTTTTTGTTGTTTTTTGGTGTGTGTTGTTACGGACGTCCGCGTCCCCGTCAATCAAGGAGGTGAATAGTGAGGGATTATCGCAAATACCAGCCGATACCGGTCGACACTCTGCCAGCCCAGTTCGCCGGCATCTTCCACCTGCTCGAACTGACGTTCACACCGGCAAACGACATGACCATCGTCACGACCATCACCGGACAGAACCTCCAACTCGTCTGCCAAGGCGGCACCGAAACCGACAATCGCAAAAAAGCACCGGTAGTCGCCGCAGGCTACCAGAAAGCCATCTGGGAACTCCGCGAAGGCCATTTACGCTACTGTCCGTCACAGGACAGGCTCTGGCGACGCGACCCCGACATGAGCGACCACGACGGCGGCCGCCTTCTGCTCAACAGCTGGCATCCGGTAAAAACCATCGAGGACGAATACCATATCGGAGCCACGGCCAACAGCAGGGAACGCAATCCGCTCTACAGTGCGGCGATCCTCCGCGAATCGAAACGCGCCCAATGGTTCGACCAAGTGGAACGCGGCGTCCGCTGCGACCCGTGCGTATGGGTGCGCCGCGACGGCAAGGTCGTCTGCCTGCAGGACGTGCCGGACATCGCCGTCACGCAGACGTTCACTCCGGTCGGCATGGGCGTCAAGGCGTTGAAGGAGGCGGAACGCATCCTCCGATGGCTGACCGTGGATGAGAAATCCTATGCGAACCTGTGCCGCATGTTCGCCACGCCATGGCTCGAACCGTTCAAACAGTTGTCCTACGTGCTGTCCGGTCACGGCGGCGATGGCAAGACTTTGATCGCACGTCAGGCGCTGGTCGGCGTGTTGGGCGTCGGCAAGGTGTTTCCCGGTTTCAGCGTGCAGCAGTACTGCAATGGCGGCGTCTACACGTTAGGCCGCGAGTCCATGAACGACGAGATGGACGGCAAGGCCTTCGCCTTTGATGACGAGGCGTGCGCCGTGGATGAGGACATGCTGCCTTTGTTGCGCGCGTTGTCCACCGGCTCGCAGATGAACGCGCGCGTGACCGGAGGGAAATACCGTGTGATCACGCCGAGCGCGACGATGCTGTATTTGACGAATATGCAGTTCGCCGATTCGACCGAGAATTCCGACATGCGTCGTTTCGTGAAGGTCGAATTCCATCCGTCGAAAGGCCGCTCGTATGACGAGTATCATGCGATCGAGGGTTTCTGCCATCGGCATCCCGCAGCGTTCTTCGTCCTGTCATGCCGCCTGTGGGAGAAGTCCGACGTGCCGGAGATCGTAAATCTGAGTCCCGCGCGCAACATCAGCGACGAAATGTACTGGCTGATCAGCGAAATCGTATCCAACGAGGAACAATATGGCGCCTTGGTTGCTTCGAGGAACGATTACCGTAAAGAATTCCATTCTGCGGTGCCGCAGTCGCTGATGGATGTGCTTGGTTTGGAGAATTCGAAAACGAAAGTGCTGCCTGGTGGCCAGTGTCGTGTGGTTCGTGTGGTCGATCGTGAGCGTTTCGACGTGTATCGCAAGGCCGCTCTCGGTACGGAAGCCGAGGAAACCGCCACGGACTGGCGGCAGACCGCATTGTCGAAACCGAACCGCGACAGCCTCATACCACTGGATGATGTCGGCGGCTGTCATGACATGGCCGCATTGGTCGAATCCGCGTTGGACGGACAGGCTGGCTTCGCCCCATGCGAGGGCAAGGCGCGCAGGCAGGGCGGTCCCGTCGACGGGAAGGTCTCATTGTCGTGGAAACGGTTGAACCCTTCGTCCGAAAGCCATGTGGATTCGACGATCGTGACCGAATCGATGGACAGGTATGCGGTCGTCCCGCTTGGCCAGTGCTTCGTCATCGACTGCGACAAGCCGTCCGAAGCGGACGGGCCGGACGGCTGGCAGTGCCTGCAGGCGTTGACCGGCGACTACGGTTCCACCGCACTGCCGGCCACGTTGATGACGAAGACGCCGCATGGCGTGCACCTGTACTATCGCATGCCCGCCGGCATGGACGTCACCCTGCTGAAGAACGCCGTGCACGAGCAGAACCTGCCCATCGACCTGCGCGTCAGCAACAAAGGCTACGTGCTTGGTCCCGGCAGCGTCGTCAACGGCAGTCGATACGAGCTGTCTGATTTGCCGGCCGATGTCGTGCCGGAGGCGAGTGAGGCAATCATGCGCATGCTCAAGGATTTCGGCTATACGAATGAGCCGAAGCCGGAGGCGCCCGCTTTGAGCTTGGATGATGTCATGGCCGACAGGCCGGCCGCGTCCAATTCGCAGGGGACGCCGGATATGACGCCGGTGCCGGAAGGCCAACGCAACAGCACATTGCACGCCTGGGCGTACGGACGGTTGAAGAACCATCCGGAGAACGAACGGCAGATTCATGATGATCTGCTGCAGCGTGGTCGGGAGAGTGGTCTGCCGGATGGCGAATTGGACCAGATCTGGAAATCAATCAAAAGAAGCCTCAACTAAGGAGGAACACCATGGTAACGAACGTGAGTGAAAAAGACAAAGCATTGCAGGAAGTCATCGACTGGTGCGAACAGCTAGAAGTGGAGGACTGAGATTAGCGAACGCTCTTCTGATGCAGCATGAAATGGACGCATACGGTGTCGTGAAGGGACAAATCGAGGACACGAATGTGAAGGCGGTAGACAGATGAACAAGACGATCAGGTATGTGGAATGCGCGCATTGCGGAGAACGTGTCGGAGCATATTACGTGACCTGCCCATACTGCGGCTACAGGCTCGTGGAGGCGTCCGACGGTTTTTGGAAGCGACTGATGGGATGAGCAGGAAACCGCCACAGTGGATGCGCCGGTTCGCTCCGGAAGGCAATCCGGCGCATCTCTTTCCGGTCGTGTGCTCATGCGGCCGGTGGATTTTCAGCGAAAGGGACGTGGTCTGGCAATCGTGGGACGCGGGAATCATCGAAGGTGACGACCTGGTCACCGCGATCATCCTCGGCCGGCAGCTCATCCGGATCCGTCTCATCGCGCAGACGGACACAATCCGATTGGAAACGGTCGCTGGACCGTTGGGTATCAGTCCGGATGGAATATACTTGGGCGCGCACGACTGCGCGCTCATGCCTGTCAGTGTCAAACCCGCCGACATGAGCGGGAGGGAATTCCATTATTCGACCCTTGAGGGGTTCCCGACGATGCTTCCGGATCCCGATAATCCCGACCCGTGGGCGGGAATACCTGAAATGGAACTGATGTTCGATTCGGGATGGCCAAAATGATAAAATCGCAACATATGGGCAAAAAACGGGAAGCAACCACAACATGTAGAGTGTGCGGCGGGGAGTGCCGTATTCAAGCCACGATGTGCGACAAGTGCGAGAACGCTTTGAGGGGATGGATCCACGACTATCCCATCTGGATCCATGCCTTGCGCGAGTTTCTGGATTCGACGGCGCATTACGGAGGCCACCAGCCTGGACGTGTCAACCTGCCGTCCGCTCCCACGCCTATCAGACTCTCGGTCGTTGACCATCTGCAGGAGATCGAGGATGCGGTGACGGCGTTGTGGTGTCGATTGTATGCGCCGCCGGCCATGCCATGGGCCACAAGCATCGCGGTCCCGCCCATCGTCGACATGCTCAAGGCATGCTGGTCATGCCAGCGTTTGAACCGCCTGCCGGACATCGGTTTGATCTGGCATGACTGGCAGCGGTTGACGCGCAAGACGCTGGGCATCATCGACGTGCCGCCATCCAGGCATGGTATCGGCAGATGCCCGAACCCATTGTGCGGTGTCGAACTGTCGGCGCCCATCGATGCGGTCGAGGTCACCTGTCCCGTATGCGGCGGCACTTACCGCGTGGTGGACGTGCGGCTCGGCTTCCTGAAGGAGTGCATCGCATCCGGCAAGGCGTTCACGGCAGGGGAATGCGCCGAACTCCTGCGCGAATGCGGATTACAGTGCAACGCGAACACGATTCGCTCATGGCGCAAGCGCGGCAGGCTCCAACCGGTTGGTGAAAACGTGAAGGGGCAGCCGTTGTACAGGCTTTCCGACGTGCGTGGACAGGTCGTGCGACGCGACTCGATTTGACAAAATCGAAAGTGCAACGCACAATTGTCAGTGGATTAGAGGGTTCAAACCGAGGTGACTTGGTTTGAACCCTTTTCATATCCACCTTGGATTCTCCTAACTCCTTGGGCTACGTAACACCGTCCTGTCTGAACGGCATATCGGACACGCTCCGCCCACTCCACGTCAGAGTGGGCATACACCAACAGCGGCAAGCAAGCCAATCCCGCGATTACGTGATGATGGGGGATTGATGTACAAGGTATGCTCCACCTCCGGTTGCCCCCACCTGGTTTCCTCCGGCTCGTTGTGCGACGAATGCAGGAAAGCCAAAGACAAGCGCCGGACACGAGGCCGCAATCCATACACGTCGAAAGCGCATCGCCTCGCACGCGCCCGCGTGCTGGCAAGGGACCCGCGGTGCGTCTGTCCCGGCGACGGGCCGGACGGATGCGGAAGACACCATGGCCTATGCGGTGCCCCCAGCACCATAGCCGACCATTGGCCGATCGAACGCATCGAGCTCGTCGAAGCAGGTTTGGACCCCAACGACCCGCAACGCATGCGCGGCCTGTGCAAGCGCTGCCACGACAGCAAGACCGCAAGGACGAAACCTTCGGGCTTCAACAACAGACAAAACCTCAGCTGACACACACAGGCTTCGGCACCAAAACAAAAATTCCATCGAAGCCAAGCCGACGACGCCAGCCGCTCGCGTCGAACGACACGAAAGACGAAAACGACCAAGTCTTTTCGATTCGATTCGCGACTCATCGCAGCATCAAGCGAGTCAAACAAAAAACGTTGCAAAACAAACGGAAGCAAACCGTCAAAACACCCACGGGGATACCCCCTAACAGTTTGGGTAGCGGAACCGCCGGAGAGCTGTCTCCGAGGTGCGGAGGGTTCAAAAGTTTCAGAGGGGGTGGCGGGCGAAAGGCCCGGCCGCCGACAGCGAAGGAACGGCGCGAGGCCGTCCGACGATGGAGGAGACATGCCAAGAGGAGGAAAACGCGTCAGATCCGGTCCGATGCCGGATCCGTCGAGCGGTGCGAGCGAACGCAGGGGATACACGCTGCGCAGTCTGCCGAACACGGAATACAAGGGCCGGCCGCCGAAGTTTCCGCTGCCGCCGTATGTGATCCGTGATTTCGACAAGGAGTCGCAGGAATGGGTCGAGGACACCGCCGGTTCGGAATCCTGGAATGACCGGGAGGCCGAACTGTGGAGGCAGTTGTGGCGTCTGCCGCAGGCGCGCGCATGGAAACAGCCGCAGCTGAAGTACCTGCATTACCAGATCGCCTCGTATGTCCGCGAATGCGTGGTGTGCGAGAGCCCGTCGGCCAAGGCGGCCGACGTGGCCGTGAAGATCAGGCTCGAGGACCGGATAGGCCTGTCCGAGGCTGGATTGCAGGCGCTCGGCTGGAAGATCTCCGAGGACAACGTCGACATGGCCGCCCACGAGGTGCCCGCCACGGACGCGGAGGCGTCCGAGAGCGGCATGGACACCAAGATCGTCCAGTTCCCACGACGCCTAAGGGCGTGACATGGCCGACGACTGGATCATCGACTTCCCGACCCTCGCCGACCTGCAGGATGCATGGGTGCGGCGGCACGTGCGCCAGCCCGACGGCATCCTCCGCGGCAAGCCCTTCTGCTGGTCAGATTGGCAGTTCTGGTATGCGGCGCATCGGTGGAGGGTGCGCGAGGATGCGGAGTTCGTCCCGCCCGAGGAGGTCACGGTGGACAATCCACTGGTTCTCAACCAAGCCTTCCAATATCGTCTGACCGGCTGCATCGGCCCGCAGAAGACCGGCAAGGGACCGACCGAGGCGTCATGCGCCATCCTCGAAGCCTGCGGTCCGGTCGTGTTCGCCGGTTGGGCGAAGCCCGGCGACGTGTACCGCTGCTCCGACAACGGCTGCCCCTGCGGATGGGTCTACCACTACAATCCGGGCGAGCCGAAGGGCATGCGCCACCCGTCGCCCCTCATCCAGCTGACCGCGAACTCCGAGGACCAGGTGCGCAACGCCTACCGGCCATTGGTCGCCATGATCAGGCTTGGTCCGCTGAAACAGCTGCTCAAGGTGCGCGAGGGGTTCATTCGCATCCTTCGCCCCGGAATCAACTTGGATGATGACGATCTCGACCTCGACCGCATCGACGTGGTGACCGCCTCGGCCACCAGCCGTCTGGGCAACCCGATCTCGGACGCCGAACAGGACGAGGCCGGTTTGTACACCAAGTCGAACGGCATGCTCGACGTGGCCGACACCCAACGCCGTGGCGCCGCCGGCATGGGCGGTAGGACGCACTTCTGGACCAACGCCTACGACCCCGGCGAGAACTCGTACGCCCAACAGCAGTTCGAATCGGCCAGCAAGGACGTGTGGATCTTCTACCGCAACCCCGACCTGAATCCCGATTTGCGACACAAGGACGGTACGCCATACAGCTTCAACAACCGGCGCGAACGCCGCAAGATCCTCGAATGGGTCTACGCCGGCAGTCCCTGGGTGCCCTTGGACTCCGTCGAAGCGGAGGCCGAGGCGCTCATGGAGAAGGACCCGGCACAGGCCGAGCGCTTTTTCGGCAACCGAATGGTGCAGGGAGGCGGCGCATGGCTTGAGGACGGACTATGGGAGAGCTGCTATGCGGGACAATAGACCACTCAACAAATCAAGGATGCGGACGATGAGGCAATACAATCTTCCGCTGCTGCAAAAGGTGCGGACGGTTGGCAGATACGACATGCCAATGCTTGCAAAACAGGACGTCACCACCCCTGACACGTTGATGGGCTTCAATTACGCGACCGGCAAAAAGACAGTCAAGCATTGCGGAATCCATTTCTTCATCGATGACTACCAGTTCCAGAGAGTCTGGAACCAGCCGGACAGATACATCGCACCGCTCAAACGCTTCCAGTGTGTGCTGACGCCTGATTTCAGCACATACATGGACATGCCGGAAGCGATGAAGATCTATAACGTCTTCCGAAGCCGTCTGATCGGAGCATACTGGCAGGCCTGCGGGCTGAAAGTCATCCCAACACTTCAATGGGCGGGCCCAGAATCGTTCTCTTACTGCTTTTCAGGCATTCCAAACAACTCCACAGTCGCGGTAAGCACGGTCGGAGCGAATAACAATCCGACGGCAGAGCTCTATTGGCGGCTCGGCATGCGGTACGCGATCGACAGGCTTGAACCGGAAAAGATTCTCCTCTACGGAGATGCCATTCCGTTTTTCGACTTCGGTGGCACCGAAGTCGTCGCATACAAAAACAGCAATACGGAAAGGATGAAAAAATGGGCGGAAGAGGATCAAGCTCGGGCGCAGGCCGTGGCGGACATGGCGGCGGAGGGGGAGGCTCTGCCACCGACCTCTCATCCGTAAGCGACTCTGATCTCACCAATATGATGCGCGATGCGGGAAGCCGCATGGACGCCGCATCGGAAATCATGCAGAGAACCGCGCACGGAGCCACGCAATACAACCAGCGCATGCCGGAAAGCGTGTTCCCGGAGGCAACCAAGGCGAACTACGACAAATACCAAGCGGCTTCCAAGGCATTCCACACCGCCAGAGCACAGCGCGACAGAATCTCCGACGAACAGATCCGACGCCAACCAAAATCAAGCGGCACAAGCCGCGCATTCGTCAATTCCTTCGGCGAAGCGACGACAAGGGAGATCACAAACCAGAACTACCAGCGCTCGCAGAAGAGTTTGTCGAAATCGGTCTTGAGGAACATGGGATACTAGCATGTCCGAGCATGAGCTTTGGCTTGAGAATCCGCCGAAAGGTACTGAGGTGTGTCTCGGCTTCGACGGCTCCGAGAACGACGACTGGACGTGCATCAAGGCCGAGACCCGTGAAGGTTTCATCTTCACGCCACGGTATGGCGAGGATCGCCGTCCGACGATCTGGAATCCGAAGACGTGGGGCGGCCGCATCCCGCGCGGCGAGGTCAACGCCGCCATGGACGAGCTCAACGACCGATACAAGGTGATCCGCGCCTATTGCGATCCCGGTTTCCGCGACGAGGTGTCGTGGGAATCGCAGATCGAGGCATGGGACTCCCAATACGGGCCGAAGAAATTCATCCCCTGGTCGATGAGCGGTTCGAGCCGTATCACCGCCGTATGGGAGGCGTTGAAACGCTTCGAATCCGACCTGCAGCATCACGCGATCACGCAGGACGGGTGTCCGATCACCATCACGCACATGCGCAACGCAAGACGCTTCGCCAAGTCCGGCGAACGCTACGGGCTGGGCAAGCCGAAGCAGACGCGGAAGATTGATGCGGCGGTGACGTGCGTGCTGGCGCATGAGGCGGCATGTGATGCACGTGCCGCCGGCTGGGGTAGGAAACGCAAGGCGTACTTGTTGACTGGTTCTACTACGAGGGGGTTCTAAATGATTCGTACCGCCGATGATGTGAATCGCATGGCGAATCTTCTCGCCTTGAAGATCGAGAACCGTCGGCCGGACATCAGGAAGCATACGGATTATGTGCGTGGCAAGCGCGGCACACTGAAATTCGCGTCCGACGAATTCAAACGCTACATGGCGGACCGGTTCTCAGGTTTCGCCGACAACTGGTGTCTGCCTGTGGCGCAGGCGCCGGTCGAGCGCATCCATTTCAGAGGCTTTATCCCATACGACGACAGTGAGCTCGACTCGCATGTCATGCGCGTGTGGGAGCGGAATGACTGCGATCGCAAACTGCAGGAGACGGCTCTGATGATGACCACGACCGGACGTGCGTTTGGCCTGGTGACCTCGATGCCTGACGGCAGGGCGCGCATCAGCTTCGAACACCCCGACTCCGCAGCCGTCCATTACGACCCGCTCACTGGAGAGGTCGACGCCGGCCTCCTGGTCCGCTACGACGAGGAGCACGAGTTCGGCACGCTGCTGCTGCCGGACATGGTCTTCGACGTGGTGCGCGTGCGTGCAGGCGGGGACGACGAGCGGAACCGTCTGCCGCCCGGCGTTGAGGGCTGGCGGTTCGTTCCGGATTCGGCGCGCGCGAACCCGCTCGGACGAGTGCCATTGGTCGAATTCCGCAATCAGATGCTCCTGGACGACCTGCCGATCAGTGATGTGGAGCAGGTCGAATCGATGCAGGACGCCGTCAACGTCTGCTGGGCCTACACGCTCAACGCCCTGGACTTCGCGTCCATGCCGGCGAGGGTGATACTCGGCGGCGACTCCCTGTCCGAGCCGGTCTTCGACAAGGCGACCGGAGAGCAGGTCGGTGAGCGTCCTGTGAACCTCGACAAGCAGGTCATGGAGCGCATCATGCAGATCACCGGCGACAACGTGTCGATCGGCGAATGGACCGCCAGCAACCTGCAGGCTTTCCTGCCGATCATCCAGAAGGCCGTCGAGCACATCGCGGCCGAGACACGCACGCCCGGCCACTACCTGCTGACGAATGCGGAGGTGCCGGCCACCGGCTACGAGGTCGCCGAAGCCGGCCTCGTGTCGAAGACATTGGAGCGCATCAGCTTCATGCGTCAGCCGGTGCGCGAATTGTGCGTGATGGCCATGATGCTCGAGGACGATGAGGAATCAGCCCGCATCCTCGAGGATGCAAAAGTCGTGTTCGCCACACCGCAATACCGGTCCGAGGCCCTCATGGCCGACGCGATGCTCAAATACAAGAAGCTCGGATACCCGTTGCAGTGGATCGCCGAGCAGATGGGTCAGAGTCCGGAGGACATCAAACGCATCATGCGCATGGTGGACGACGAGAATCACGATCCGGAGATGGCTGAGATAGCACGAAGCCTGCAGGTCGGAGGTGCATCTGATGACGGTGACTCTGGAGAGCCTGTCGGACAGTCGGAACACTCTGGCCAGACTGTGCCTGCTGGCCGTGAAGGCGGCGGACAAAACGTGGAAGGGCGTGGATCCGCGACGGGTGCGTGACAGCTGGAATCGGACAAACGCCGATTTCCTAACGCTCTTCGCCACACTGCAGACCCGCGCCGCGAGCGACGCGATGGACTCGTCCACGTTGATGCTCGCCGAACAGGGCGACTACGTGCGCCCTGACGGTATTGCGAATCCCCTCGCCTTCGGGACGGGTTTCGCACCGAGCGGCATCGACCTCGAATCATATTTCGATATCCCGGTGACGCGCACTTTGTCGGCCATCAAGTCAGGCATGGGTGAATCCGATGCCATGATGGCAGGTCGTGCTACGCTTCGCCAGATGGCCATGCAGGCCATCGAGGACACGTCAATCAGCGCGATGGGCGTCAGCATCACCCAGCGTTCCGGCGTCGGCTACGTGCGCGTCGAATCACCCGACTGTTGCCCACGATGCGCCATCCTCGCCGGAAAATACTTCCGGCACAACAACGACTTCCTTCGTCATCCGAAATGCCACGGTCGCACCATCCCCTGCAAAGGCAAGGACAAGGCCGAGAAACAAGGCTGGATCACATCGCCGATGGACCGCTTCAACGGCATGAGCGAAGAGGAGCAGGACAAGGTCTTCGGCCATGCCGACGCGCAGGCCATCAGGGACGGCGCCGACATCTACCAGGTCGTCAACGCGCATCGAGGCATGCGGCCAATCGGACGCGGCAACATCCGCATGACAACGTCCGAAGGCACCAGCCGCTACGGTTGGAGCCGCATGATTCGCAAATACGAATACGGCCAACGCCAGAGGCGCAGGCTCACGCCGGAAGGCATCTACAGCTTCAACCTCCCTCGCGAGCAGACCATCGAACTTCTGAAGCGCGAGGGCTACATCCTGCCCGACAAATGGCGCGAGCAGGTGCCGGAGCTTCGCCGCAGCCAATGGCTGCACGACAACGGATACCGTCAGGGACGGCATGAGGACCTGACCGAGGCGCAGAAGCGTCTTCTCAATGCGCGGCTCCGCTACGAGGCCGCTTTGGACGGCCACAATCCCTATCAGCCAGGCAGTCCGGTCACGCCGGATGTGCTGGCGAAGGCCGAGAACTCGTATCGTCGCTGGCTTTCCAGCAACGGCGAAAAATACATCCAGTAAAAGGAAGGAAACATCATCATGTCCGATGGACAGCAGCAGGATCCGAACACCGGCGATCCGGGCGCGCAGGAGCCGCACGTCGACTGGCACGACAAGTTCCTCGGCCAGAAGAAGGTCAACACCGACCTAGAGGCGAAGCTCAAGGCTGCCTATGAGAAGGCCGACCGCGTGGACGACTTGGAGAAGCAGGTCGCCGACTGGGAGCAGCGTGGCAAGGAATTCGAATCCGCGCAGGCCACGATAGCCGGACTGCAGAAGCAGGTGCTCCAGGCGAATGTCACCGCAGCAGCGACCGGCAAGCTTATCAATCCGGGCGACGCGTTGAAGCTTATCGATTTCTCCGACCTGACCGCTGACGATCAGGGAGGATACGACCAGAACGTGATTTCCAAGAAAATCGACGATCTGGTCACGGCACACCCGTATCTCGCGCAAGGCGGGAACAAGGCTGGTCTGGCGGGAATCATCCCACCGTCAGGCGCCCGTGATGGCGATCATCAGGCGGGACAGCTTACCAGGGACGATCTGAAGAACATGACCCCGAAGCAGATCGAGGAGGCGCGCCGCAAGGGCCGTCTGGATGACCTGCTCGCAGGCCGCAGCAAGTAAGGAGGCCACCAGCAATGGCAATCACCAATTTCATTCCCGAGGTATGGTCCGCCGCCATCCTCGAAGCCCTGCGCGCGAAGCTCGTCTTCCCGAGCCTGTGCAACCGCGATTATGAGGGCGACATCCGTGAGGCCGGCGACACCGTACACATCACCGGATACGACGACGTGACCGTGCACAAGTACGTCCGCGGACAGGCGATCACCGTCGACGATGTCAATGACAAGGAAGCAGCCGTTCTTGAAATCAATCAGTCCGACTATTTCGCCTTCAAGGTCAACGACCTCGACAAGGCTCAGGCCAAGGCGGACATGACTGGAAAGTTCACCAATTCCGCCGCCTACAACATGATGAAGAACGTGGAGAACTACATCTCCAATCTCATGGACACGGCCGTCGAGACCCCGGCGAAGACCGTGGACGTCGGCACCCCCGCCGACGCGTATCTCGCCGTCGTGGAAGCCGGACGGAAGCTTGATGTGCAGAACGTGCCCGACGAGGGCCGCTGGCTTGTCGTCAGCCCAGACTTCTACGCCTTGCTGCTGCAGGACTCCCGCTTCATCGAAGGCACAGAAGCGGGCCATAATACGCTGCTCAACGGCGTGGTCGGCCAGGTGCGCGGCTTCACCGTAGTGAAGTCCAACAATGTGCCGCACAAGTCCGCCAGCCCGGACACGCAGTCCATTCTCGCCGGCACCAACGCTGCCGTCACCTTCGCACAGCAGGTCAGCAACGTCGAGGCTATGCGCATGCAGACCGACTTCGCCGACATGGTGCGCGGCCTCGACCTGTACGGCGCCAAGGTCATCCGCCCCGAGTGCCTGACCAAGATCACACTGAACCTCTCCACTTCCACCGGTCGTTCCATGCAGGATGCCACTCAGGCCGTCGTGGACGAAACGTCCGACACCGCTGGTGATGATGCCGATAAGGCAGACACCGGCAAGAAGGGCAAGTGACCGTCTGATCGGAGGCTGACATGATCGCCTTGGCCACACTGCAGGACCTGCGGAAGTACGGCATCGACGTGCCGGACAACACCGTCGCGCTCAGCCTGCTCGACTCCGTATCCGCCGCCGTGCGCGACGCTGCCGGCTGTCCGATCACCGTGGGCGAATGGACCGTCGACCTGCCCGGCGAACAGTCGAGGAAACTTGACCTGCCATGCAGGGCGGTGCAAGCCGTGTCCCAAGTACTGGTCGATGGTCGGCCGATTGAAGACTGGAGGCTCTTCGGCTCATCGCTTTACCGGGCGGAGCCGTGGAGCCCCTTTGGCGGCATCCCGTCGACTGTGACGGTCACCTTCCGAGGTGGCTGGGATCCCGTGCCGGAGGACATCGTCAGACTGGTCTGCTCGTATGTCGCTGCCGGATTGCATCAGCTCGCGGATGGTGGCCCCGGCGCCCACTCCGGCATTGCCTACGAGAGGCTTGATGACGCGCAGGTCGGATATACGCATGATGGCACCCAGATCGACGCGACCGAATTGCCGGAAGCGACCAGACGCAGCCTGCGCAACCGCTTCGGTGCGAACGTCAGTTCGATTGGAGTGTTCCGATGAGAATCAGCACATCCTTTCTCGCAAAGGCCAGAGCCAACGCGGAATGCCTGATGACCGACCAGTGCATCGTCACGCGCCCAGGCGAATCCGTGACGGATCCGGACACGGGACTGCCGGACACCGGCACGGAGAAAGTGTACGAAGGCCGATGCAAAGTGCAGACGTCCGGCGGTCTCGCCAGCGAACAGACCGAGGGAAGCGCCGCCCAGAACATGGGCGCCGTCTCGTTGGTCTGGTCTTTGTACGTGCATTTTCCATATGGCACTCCAGGCCTTCGCGCCGGTGACGTGGTGGGAGTCACGGAATCCGCCAATCCGCTGCTCGTCGGCAGGCGGTTCAGGCTCGTCTCACCTCAAAGCGAGAAGACGCACGCCACAGCCTGCCGTTGGAATGTGAAGGAGGACTCATGAGTGGACTGTTCGACGCTTCGCAGTTGACGGCCTTCGGCGATGCGCTGCTCGCCAGGGGAGTGGCTCGCCGCGCCTTGATCTCCGCAGCTGTGAAGAAGGGCGCGCAGAACGTCAAGAACTCGATTCGCGACGACCTGAACGGTTCCGGCAATGCCGCATTCAGGCGTATCCCGATCAGCTACACGCTGCAGGAATCCGCTGGACGCATCACCGCCGAGATAGGCCCGACGAAGGGCGGCACTGGTTCGCTCGCGAACATCGCGTTCTTCGGCACCGCGAGGGGCGGTGGAACGCATCGGTTCTACGAGCATGGTGAGGAAGAATTGCCGAAGCTCGCGGAATACGTGGCGCGTGCCGCCGTGGAGGCGGTCTAGATGACGTCGATCATGACGTTGACCGACACGATCCTCGACCATATCCCGAAGCCGGCGACGGGCTGGGCCGTGTACCGGCAGACGGCGCCTAAGCCGACGGAGAAGCCGCCGTGGGTGATTGAGACGGTCACGACTAACGGCCATATCGTCGGCGAAACGCAGCATGTGCATTGCGGCATCGGCACTTTGCTGGTGCGCATCGTGAGCACTACGGCCGATTCCGTCAACGTGCTGGCCGATGACCTCATGATTCCAGGGCTTGCTGGCAAAAGGTTCGTCGCGCAGGGTTTCGACACCGGCTGTCTGACGTTGTTTTCCGATTCCGGCGCTTATGCGGCCGGACTTACCGCAGAGGACACGGCGCTGCTTTACCAGTGTCGTTTTCTGACTTTCAAATTCAACTGGTCACGCATGTGACCATCAAATATTAAGGAGGAGTCATGGTTTTGACTCTTGGAACCGAAGTTCCTTCCACACCGGCGGACGGTCTGGTCAACACGATCTGGGTGCCGTCCATCGAAAACATCCAGAAGCCGACCGCTGACGAGATCAACGCCGGAACCGACCTGTCCAACTACGTCACCATGGGCGGCTGGTCGTGCTCGCCGTCGCAGGAGTCCATCTCCGACCAGCGAGAGAACAGCGCGCAGGATTACGAGAATCCCGGACGCAAGAAAATCAGCGGTTCAAGCATCGAGGTCATCGACAACACCAACACTTCGCATTCCACGGAAAACGTGGCGATGGAGACGTTGACCGAGGGTACGGAAGGCTACTTCGTGCGCCGCTATGGCAAGCAGACGGATGATGCTTTTGCCGCCGGAGATACGGTGAACGTGTACGCTGTCCGTGTCGGCATGAGCGCCAAGGTGGCGATTGCCGCGAACAGCGTGCTGCGCAGCAAGGTCAATTTCTCCGTCCGCGCTCCCGGCTGGGCGGAGAACGTGAAGGTCGCCTGATTGATTCTTCCCGCACCGGACTTTTGTCCCTTTCGCCGGTGCGGGACCCTATTTTTTTCTCTTTTCCGGCAAAGGGACATGAATATTAGAGCGAAGGAACACATATGCTTAAAGTCACCAGGCGCACTCGTGAGGTCGATGTCATCCTCAACCAGCAGACCGCCGAGGACATCGCCAGATTGGGTGATGCGCTGGCCGAGGAGACCACGCGCGAACAAGTCACGGAGGCTGGGACGAACCGGCAGGCGAAGGCCACCGCGCGGCGCATCGAAGAGCTGCGCGAACAGGCGGATGCGGAGACATTGAAGCTCACGTTGCGAGCACTGCCGGTAAGCAAGTGGGCGCAGGTATTGGCCGCGCACCGCAATGAGAACGGCACGAACGACATGTTCGGCACCGCCGCTGCGGCATTGCCTCTCATGCTTGATTCCGCGACCATCGGCGGCAAGCCGGTGGCCGACGAGGACAAGACCGAACAGGCGTGGCGTGGCCTGTTCGACGAACTCACCGATGGCCAGTTCACGCCGATCTGGCAGGCCATCGCCGAACTGAACGGCACCGCAGCGGACCCAAAAGCGGCATTCGACCTCGCCTCGCAGGTTCTCCGCAACTAGTCGAGGATCTTAAGATCTGCCGCCAGCTCGGCATCAGCTACAAACGTTTCCTGGGCTGGATGCCGAGCAGGGGCGATGAGGTCGAGTGGGATGAGACGGAACGTAATTGGATGCGCTCGTTGGCTGAATACGAACGGTCATTATGCCCCATGTGCGGTTTGCCTCGCACGATCTGCCAAGACCCGAAGGGTGAACTTACATTGCATGCCGAAACCAGCGTCTGCTGGGCCACTGCGCACATGCAGCAGGCCATGAAACGTTGGACTGATGCGAATGGCAGGGACAATCCGGCCGCGAACGCCTTGGTGGCGCATTTGACCTGACATTTTGGAGGATGCTTTGGCGGAGAACAAGAACATCGTCATCCGGTTGATGGCGGACACAGCCTCCTATGAGGCGGCGATGACCCGTGCTGGAAGCACTGCGAGAACAGTCGCTTCTGGTATGGAGAACACCGGCCGCAAGTCCGCGCTTATCGCCAGTGGTATGACCGCAGCAGGACTGGCCGTGGCCGCTTTCGGCGTGGCTGCGGTGAAGATGGCCGCAGACTTCGACCAGCAGATGAGCACCGTGCAGGCGAACACCGGCGCGACCAGCGCCCAATTGGACCAGTTGCGTGCCGCCGCCATCGAAGCCGGAGCTTCCACGGTTTATTCCGCTTCGGACTCCGCTGATGCGATCAACGATCTCGGCAAGGCCGGCATGAGCGTCACGGATATTCTCACTGGCGGTTTGTCTGGCGCTTTGAATCTGGCCGCGTCCGATGGAATGGCCGTGGGGGATGCCGCCGAATACATGGCCAACGCGTTGAGCATGTTCCACCTGAAGGGGTCTCAGGCTTCTCAGGTGGCCGACACGCTCGCGGCCGGCGCCGGCAAGGCCGTCGGCAATGTCTCCGATTTCGGCGAAGCCCTGAACAACTGCGGCGCCCAGGCCAACTCTTTCGGCATGAACATCCAGGAGACCACCGGCGTACTTGCCCTGTTCGCCCAGAACGGCACCATCGGCGCCGAAGCCGGCACCCAGCTGAACAGCATGCTCATGAAACTGGCCGCACCGTCCACCGAAGCCGCCAATACGATGAAGGAACTCGGCATCAGCGCCTACGACGCGCAAGGCCACTTCGTCGGCATGTCCAAATTCGCCGGACAGCTCCAGAAGGCCGAAAAGAACCTGACCGACGAACAGCGCAACCAGGCGAACGCGACCATCTTCGGAAGCTACGCCATCAAGGCCGCGAATTATCTTTACGAGGCGGGCGAATCCGGCGTCAACAAGTGGACGAAGGCCGTCTCCGAAAGCGGGTACGCCGCCGAGCAGGCGGCTGCGAAGAACAACAACCTCAAGGGTGATCTGGAGAATCTGGGCGGTTCGATGGAATCCTTGATGATTTCCGTTGGCGAGGGCGCTCAGGGGCCTTTGCGCAAGATGGTGCAGGGCTTGGATACGCTGGTTGACGCGTTCGCCGGTTTGCCGTCCGGAGCGCAGCAGACCATCGTGGTCATGGCATCATTGGCCGGCGTGTTCGGAGCTGTACACAAGGCCGCCGGCAATCTCAACGGCAGCACCAGCACCATGGCCAACAACATCGGCCTGGCCATCGACCCGATCCAACGCGTCAAGACGGCGCTCGCATCCGCGCAGACCGCATTCCAGATGTTCAAGGCATCTTCGATGAGCGCTTCCGAGCAGATGGAAGCGTTCGGCACGTCCGCTTCCAAGGCGCAGTTGAAGACCGCTGGGTTCAAGGCGGTTGGCAGCAGTGTCATGAGCCTGCTTGGCGGCCCGTGGGGCATCGCGCTGACGGTGGCCGGCGTGGCGTTATCGGCTTTCATTTCTCAGCAACAGAAGGCTAAGGCGGCATCCGAGCAGCTGGAAAGCGCCCTGGAGTCCGGTTCGGATGTCGCGTCCGAAATCGCCGGAGCCTATCAGGATATGAGCAGTGGCGGCGTCAAGTTGACCACATGGCTTGACAAAGCGGGTATCAGCCTGACCGACATGACCAGCGCCGCCATGGGCAACGAAGCGGCCTTGAAGCGCGTCAACAAGCAGATCAAGGAAATCGACAAGCCCGGCCCTGGCGCAACTGCGGCATCCGCCATCAAGAAAGCCCTGAAAGAGGAATCAAAGGCCTACGATGATGCTTCCAAGAAGGCCAATGAGAAAAGCAAGGCCGCCAAGAACGCGGTAGATGCTGACGGCAAGTCTGCCGCCGCCGCGAAGGATGCCGCCAGCGCGAACAAGGATCTCGCTGATTCCGCTTCGGACGCGTCCGAGGAAATTGACGACCTCGTGAAGGCCTTGTTCGGCTTGGAGTCCGGTAATCTGACCGCAGATCAGGCTGTCGACCAGCTGAATCAGAAGATCGGCGAACTGTCCGACACCTGCAAGGATAATGGCGTGGTGTTCGACCAGAACGGCAACCTGCTCGACAGGTTTTCCGAGAAGGGCACCAAGACCAAGCAGGCTTTGGAGGACATCGCCAGCAGCGCACAGAACGCCGCGGAGAAGATTCTTAAGCAGGGCGAGAGCACCAATTTCAGTAGCGGTGAGATTGAACGTGCGAACGGTGTGCTGCAGGACGCGCGTGATGCGATCATCCGGCAGGCCGAAGCCTCGGGCATGAGCGAACAGGCCGCTAACGCCTTGGCAGATCGTTGGGGACTGAGTTCGGACAGCATCAAGGCGTCCATCGACAATATCAGGATGACCGCCGACAACAACAAGGCGAAGCTTGACGTTGACGATTCCAAGGCCAAGTCGAAGACTGATAATGCGGAAAAAAAACGTTGATTCGGTCAATAAGTCTAAGGGCACCGCGAAGCTCGATGCCGACGATAAGGCGTCTGGCAAGGCCAAGAATGCCGAGAAGAACGTCGAATCCGCGAACAAGTCCAAAGGCAAGGCCACTCTTGACGCTACGGACAAGGCTTCCGGCAAGGCCGACAAGGCGAAAAGCAACGTCAGGTCTGTCAACAACGCCAAAGGCACCGCGAAGCTTGATGCGACCGACAAGGCCAGCGGCAAGATCAACGCTGTCAACTCCAAGAAGCTTAACAACAAGAACATGGTCCTTACCGCTTCTGACCATGCGTCCGGCAAGATCAATGCGGTAAACAATAAGCGTCTGAATAACAAGAAGACCACACTGAACGCTTCCGACAAGGCGTCCAGCAAAGTGGATTCCGTTAACCGCAAGACCATCCGAGACAAGAAATTCACGGTCAGTGTCACCGACCATGCTTCCGCGACCTTGCGGAGTATCCAGAATTATCAGATCGCGGACAAGAGCTTCACCGTGACGGAGAAGACGAAGAAGGAGGGTGGCTATACCGGTGGAATGTTCACCGACGGCGCCTTCCAGCAGTTCGCCGGAGGTGGCATGTTCTCCGGCTACGTGGATCCGGCGTGGGCGCCCGGCAACGGGTTGAGCGACAGCGTGTATCTGCTCAACGCTCGTCTCGCCGCGGGCGAGTACACGCACAGGGCTGCCGCTGTCGACTATTACGGGCTTGAGACCATGCGCGCCATCAACGAGATGCGCGTGCCTCGCGAGGCGTTCATGACAAGTCACAGCATGCCGGATGTTTCCGTGCAGGTGGATACGCGTGCCGTCGTTGCTGCGATCACAAGTCTGCACAACGATCTTGGCGCGATTATCAGCGCCGCGTCCGATGATTCGACGGTCGGCGACCGTGACTTGGGGAGGTTGATCCGCAAATATGCGCGAGCTTGAATACACGTCGCATGATGGCACGGTCATCGACCTCAACACCGATGATTTGTGGGTGGCTGACCTGCAGGAAATGCGAGGGTACGCATGGACGTACACGCTGGCCACGCGCGGCATCAAATCGGTGAGCAGAAACGCTTCGACGGCGAAAATGACCGTCCGCACCAAAACGCCAGCCGTATTGGATGCCGCTCAGACGGTTTTCGATGCTGACGTGCAGGCGGTTACGTCAGGCATGTTGACAGTCGACGGCGAATGGTTCCAGCGGGCGTATGTCGTCGGCTCTTCTCTCGGTCTGGTGCCATGGCCGGAATACGCGCAAGTCGATTACACGATTGTCCTTTGCGATGGCGTCTGGCGTCGCGCGCTGCCGGTGCAGCATTTCTTTCCGATGACGGCAGGCACCGGTGCGCAGATTGACCTTCCACTGGACTTGCCGACCGATTTGGCTCCGTCGAAAATCGCTTTGACGGTCAATAATCCGACCGGCAAGGCCGCTGAGTTCGCTGCGGTCATTTTCGGTCCTTGCGTCAATCCGTCTTTTCAGATTGGCAGCAACACCTACGCGGTTGACGTGACAGTGCCGGAAGGCGGTCATATATCGCTGTCAGCCACTGGATTGCGGAAGACGATAACGTTGACAGCCGAAAACGGCGACGTTTCGGATGTTTTCGACAAAGGCGTCCGCGGCAACGGCAGCGGAAGCGGCTCGTATGTTTTCGAGCCGATACCGGCAGGAGATTCGCTATTGACGGTTTCCGGCAATTATGGTATCGATTTGACCCTGTATGACGTTTCTGGAGGCGTGCCATGGCTGACGTTATCCTCGCAGACGGCAAGCTGACGCCACGTGCGAGCGTCTCGCGGGTGACGTTGGATTGGGCTTGCGGCACTGATGAAAACGATTTCGAGCTGACCATCGACGATCCGGATGCGCCGGGAATCGAACGTGGCTGGTATTTCTGGATTGATGGAAGTGATGTTGGAGGCCGAATAGTCGATCGTCGCGTGTCCGTCGCCGGAGGAACGTCTACGACAACCTGGATAGGTCAATCGTGGACTGGCATGTTGGCGGCGAAGATATTGCAGCCGGACGCGAATCAGGATTACCTGACCGTCTCCGGCAAGCTGCCTGACATCCTCAAAAGCCTCTTGAAGCGCATCGGCTTGGATTCGGTGTTCACCGTCGATTCCTCCGATGCCTCCACTTTGTCGAATTGGAGGTTCCGGAATCCACGTTATGTGGACGCCTACACAGGCTTCCGCAATCTGCTCGCATCCTGCGGCAGACGCCTCGACTTCCAAGCCAAGGATAATCACATCCTGCTTGGCATCACGCCGGTCGGCATCATCGACAACACGATCGATTCCGACTTGGTGGACTTCAAGGCCGAAACCAACCGTCGCGCGGTGAATCATCTCATCGGCCTTGGCTCGCAGGAGCTTAAAGATCGTCTGGTGGTCAATTATTTCGCTGATGCAGCCGGTGCGGTGAGTCAGACGCAGACGCTCATTGGCGTCGATGAGGTATGCGCCACATACGACTATTCCAACGCGGATTTGTCCACGCTGCAATCCGAGACGAAGAAACATCTGCAGGAGTTGCAGACCGGTGGTTCAGTCGAGGTGACGTTGTCCGATGAGGTCGGAGACGGTCTGCGTGTGGATGACAAGATCGTCGCGACGGATCAGGCTTCCGGCGTCAACGTCACCGCCGTGGTGACGAAGCGGATCGTGAAAATCGATTCCGGGATTTTGACTTCGACGTTCGAGGTCGGACTGCCGGTGCAGTCGGCGAATGCGAACTATTCCGGCTCTTCCTCTTCGTCTTCCGGTGGTTCGGCTGGCGGTGGCGTGTCTTTGACGGCTGGTCGTGGCCTGTCGATTTCAGGCGGCACGATAAACGCGGATGTCGATTCTGATGATTTGAATGCCGTCAGGCAGGTCGCCGAGGCGGCTAACAAGACGGCTTCCGGTTTCGCGGCGCAGATCGGCAAGGCGAATCAGACCGCCGAGGATGCGAAGAACGTCGCCGATGCGGCCAAGACCGTGGCCGACAGTGCCAAATCGGGCATGATGACCGATGGCGAACGGTCGAAGCTCGCTTCGGTCGAACGGGGCGCGAACGCCTACACGCTACCGAAGGCGTCCACGGACGTGTTGGGTGGCG